ACCACAGACTCCCTTTCTCTTATTTCTCCCCGATTGGTCAGATTTGATCCACCCACAACCGAAAGGCCTAGGTCATGACCCAAAACAAAACAGAACCGCCAGAGGATAAACCATTAGGCATCTACCTATCCTTGAACTCGGCACTCTCGGTGGCAAGTTGGATCGCGCCCACTGATGTTGCGGCCATCACTTTGGCTCGGCGCATCGCCCTGGCACTTGACACTGCCTTTGACATGGGTGATCTTAAAGAGGCAACACCTTTAGCTGCTAAATACTTGCAAGTCTTACAGCAGTTGCATCTCACAGTCGAAACACGAACACTAGGAAAACAGGGCGAGGAAAATGATGGGACAAACCATGTCGGAAGTTATCTACGGTTACTCGAAACCAAGGATAGAAAGCCCAAGCCTAAACCTGCCCAGCGCAGGGCCAGTGGTAGCGGAACTAGCTGACGAACTCGGAGTCCCACTTCTGGATTGGCAAAAGTATGTGCTTGATGATGCTTTGCAGATCATGCCCAATGGTCGCTGGGCGCGTTCATCGGTTGGCGTACTTGTAGCCAGGCAGAATGGCAAAACCCACATGATGCGGATGCGCATCCTTGCTGGCCTTTACATCTTTGGCGAAAAAAATGCCATTGCCATGTCACAGACTCGGCAACTATCACTGGACACTTTTAAGCAAACAGTTGACATGGCCGAAAGCCTGGACTGGATGCGAAAGCGGATCAAGCGAGTTTCCCGGACTAACGGCCAAGAGGAATTGGAAGTGTATTGCCACCATTACCCCAAGTCATGTGGCGGTAAGTGTGAGCGAATCCGCAAGTATTCAATCCGAGCAGCTACAAGCGAAGGGCCACGCGGTAGTACCGCCGACTTGCTTTATGTCGATGAACTTCGAGAGATTGACACGGCAACTTGGGCAGCCGTTACGCCGATCACCCGAGCCAGACCGAACGCCCAGGTATTTTGGACTAGCAATGCTGGCGATCTGACCTCGGATGTATTAAACGAGCAACGGCGCAGGGCTTTAACTTTCGCCAGTGATCGCATGGGTTACTACGAATACAGCGCGCCAGCAGGTTCATCGGTTGACGACATCGAGGCTTGGAAAATGGCCAACCCTGCTATGGGCTACACCATCAACGAACAGAACATCAAAGACGCGGCCACGTTCGATTCACCCGATGCCTTTAAGACGGAAACTCTGTGCATGTGGGTGGATGCGATCGACTCGCCTTGGCCAATGCAGGTCTGGAACGAATGCGAAGCCGAAGTGGCTTTGGAGGATGGCTTGCCAACTTGGATGGCAATGGACTTGAACTTTAACCGCGAATTGGCTTGTCTAGTCACATTGCAACAGCGAGAAAAGGGTTACGCCGTATTCCTGCACGAATGGAAAAAAGAGGGCGGCATCAATGATCTTGAACTTGCTGGCGAGATCGCCACACTGACTCGCCGCTATCGCCCAAGGGTGCTGGCCTATGATCCAAATACTGCTGGGTACATTGCGCCAAGACTTGCCCAGGCTGGTGTGCCAGTTGCGCCAACGCCTTGGAACTCGGCAAACTTTGCGATCATGTGTGACCAGACAATGAACGCCATGCAGTCGCGGCAGCTGCTACACCCAGCCCAAGAAACTATGCATAGTCATTTAGTCAGTTGCGCTCGCCGCCCGGCATCCGATGGTGGTTGGCGAATTGCTAGACGAGCCGCGCAAGTACCAATCAGCGCGGCAGTTGCTTTGGTCATGGCGGTGGGTCATGCCACCGAACCACAACAATCTGTGAGTATAGTTAGCGCATAACCCTGCCTTGGGTTCTCATCGAGGCTGGCTGGCTAAACCAGAGGGATCAAGAACCACTAGGACTAGCCAGCCAGTTGATGTGACAACACGCGCAACAAAGTGACAAAGCGCGACAAAATTATCTAAAGTCAGTTGTTTGTGTTTCAATGCAAGAATGGGATTCATAGATTTTTTGCTGGGTACACCCAACGAGAAGCCACAGATCGAAGCGCGTGCAGGTATCGCTATCCCGTTTTACCAAGACGCATACTTCACCCCGTTTAACACTTTCAGAGTTGACCGATCCAGTGCAATGCAAGTGCCAGCAGTGGCACGCGCTCGCAACATCATTGCAGGAACCATCTCAACTCTTGGCCTGAACTCATACAACATGATTACTGGCGCGAAAGTCGAGGGTCGCAAGATTCTTGAACAGCCAGACCCAGCCATCCCACTAGCTGTGACTATGGCTTGGACTGTCGAGGATTTGTTATTCCATGGCCGATCATTTTGGCAAGTGCTTGAAGTAAACCCCGAGGATGGCCGCCCAACACAGGCTCGCCGAATTGATCCGACACGGGTTACATTCACAACTGATTTGAATACCCAAGAGATCGTAAACGGCTTTTACATCGAGGGCGGCTTGATGCCAGCCACAGGTGTGGGATCGCTGATCATGTTTAGCGGTATTGACGAGGGCATTCTCAACCGAGGTGGCCGCACTATCTCAACAGCCTTGAAGTTAGAGGAAGCCGTTCAGCGTATGGCCAGCGAGCCAAACCCAACAATGGTGATCAAGAATAGTGGCGTGGATTTACCGCCAGAGCAGGTGTCGAGCCTACTGGCCCAGTGGAAGCAAGCCCGAGCCACACGATCAACCGCTTATCTTTCAGGCCCATTGGATGTAACTACCTTTGGCTACGATGCCGGGCAAATGCAACTTACTGAATCACGCTTGAACACCGCAGCTGAAATTGCTCGTATGTGCAACATCCCAGCCTGGTACATCAACGCAGAATCAGCCAGCGCGACTTACTCCAACGTGAGCCAAGAACGCCGAAGCCTTGTCGATTTCTCATTGCGCCCATTTATGAGTTGCATCGAGGAACGCTTGACGATGAACGATGTCACTCCAAGAGGTCAAAAGGTCAGATTCGATCTTGACGATTACCTACGCGGAAACCCACTTGAACAGATCGAAGTGCTTGGCAAGATGCTTGACTACGGCCTGATCACTGTTGAGGAAGCCCGTGAGGAAATGGACTTAGCACCGAGAGGAAACGAAGCAAATGCAACTTAGTTTTGAGGGTCAGGTACTAGCTGCCGACACAGAAACCCGAACCATCAAAGGCCTTGTCGTGCCGTTCGCCAAAGTTGGCAACACCTCGGCTGGCCCAGTGCGTTTTGAGTTTGGCGCGTTTGGCGAGATTGACCCAAGCCAAATTGTCTTAAACATGGAACATGACCGCACACGCCCATTGGGTCGCGGTATTGCAGGATCAGAGGAAATTACCCCAGCAGGTATTTCGATGGCCTTTAAGATCGCGCCAACGGGTGCTGGCAATGATGCACTTGTCGAAGCATCCGAGGGACTTCGCCCGGCATTTAGCATCGAGGCCAATGTTGGCGAATACACCATCGAGAAAGGCGTGATGGTCGTATCAGCTGCAAAACTTGAAGCCGTTGCTCATGTAACAAACCCAGCGTTCAAGGATGCACAGATTTCCCAAGTCGCAGCCACAGAGGCCGATGAGGAAAACCCAGAAACCACCGAAGCAGAACAACCTGCCGAGGAACAACCACAGGAGAACATCGTGGAAGAAACAACCGCACCAGTGGCAGATGAAGTGACCGCAGCAGCGGTTGTTCATGCCGCAGCACCAGTGGCTTACACCAAGCCACGTTCACCAATCAACAGCCAGGCTTCCTACTTGGAACACAGCATCAAGGCCAAAATGGGCAACCATGATTCAGCCCAGTATGTAATGGCAGCCGATGACTCATTCAGCACGAACCCAGCGTTCACCCCAGTGCAGTATGTAAACACAGTTATCGACAACTCAATCGGCTCACGCCCAGCCATCGATGCAATCGGCTCACGCGCCATCACTGCATCAGGCATGGTTATCAGCCATCCAAAAATCACAGTCAATGGCACAGTGGCAGACACCAACGAAGGTGCTGGCCCGTCAGAAACTGGTATTGAGTCAGCATATGTCAACTTGAATGTAAACAAGTTCGCAGGAATGCAGCGCTACAGCGTAGAACTTCTAGAGCGTTCAAGCCCGGACTTTTTCCAGGCAATGGTTGACAACATGACACGCGCCTACAACAAGGCAACAGATGCAGCAGTTATCGCAGCACTAACCGCAGGTGGCACACAGGCTACTGGCGTTGCAGCAACATCCGCTGGCATCATTTCCTACGTTTCAACCGAAGCCCCAGCTGCTTACCTAGCAACTGGCGAACTTCCAAGCGCATACATCGCTGGCACATCCCAGTGGTCATTGCTAATGGGTGCAACCGACACAACTGGTCGCCCAATCTACAACGCATACAACCCATCAAACAATGGTGGAGTAGCAGGCCCACAGTCCCTACGCGGCAACGTGCTTGGACTTGATCTGTATGTAGATCCAAATGCAGTAGCAACAACTATCGATGAGTCGGCATTCATTGTCACCCCATCCGCAGTTGCAATCTACGAATCACCGATCCTACGCATGTCCACCAACGTGGTCACATCTGGCGAAATCGAAACAATGCTATACGGCTACCTAGCCGTAGGCGTTTTGACCGCTGGTGGCGTTCGTCGCTTTAACTTGTCCTAACAAGTTAGTCAGAAGTGTGGGGGGTGCGGCCCTGTGCCCCCCACACACTTACACAATAGGAGGATAAAATGGCACTGATTGTTTTAAGCGAACTCAAAAACGTCTTGCAAATTGGTGACATTTATCCTGATGCGATTGTGCAAGAATGCGCTGACGCAGCTGAAAACATCCTTTTAAGTTATTTAGTGTTTGATGATGTGTCCATCGTTGGCGTATCACTTACAAACAACACGGCACGATTCTTTTGCCATGACAATACTTTTGTGGTTGGTCAGGCTTTGACAGTCACCAACTGTGGCTCACCTTTTAACGGCTCACGGACTGTTACTCGGGTTGGCTATGACGAATACGGCGTTAGTTACTTTGAAGCAGCTGTCACTAACGCAAACATCAGCAAGCGACAGGTCATACCGAATGGCCGAGCAGTATTGACCAGCCAGGCAACCCTTTATGACTCGGGCTACCCAGAGGTAAAAGAGGCCGCAATGGCGATCGCTTGCGACATTTGGATCACTCGCACAGGCACATTGGGCCAGCAGGGTGTGGACTTCCAAAGCCCAGCACCATACCGCCTAGGCCGTTCGATGCTGACCAGAGTTTCAGGCCTACTTGGCAAGCACTTGGACACCCGAGGCTACCTTGGCTAACTTGGCAACGTACCGGGCAAACCTTGCCAGCACTCTTGCAGCTGCTGGTCGGGTTGTTTACGCATGGCCAAATGAAAACATCACACCGCCAGCCATCGTGCTTGTGCCGGGATCGCCATACATTACCGTTGGCGCAATCGGTGGCAGTCGTTGCCATGTGCGCTTTGACATCACTTGCATTGTCAACGCAGCCGACAACCAAGCGGCCTTGGTCC